TATTGGTGGAGAATACTTACAGATTACTAACCGTAGAGATAAAATAATGGATGCTGTTGCATCCATGTATTCTATAATGGTTGTATCTACTGTGAATCTAGAAGTTGATCCGGGCACTTTAGAAAATCCAGTATTAAATAGTGCTACAGGTGATATGACTCAAGGTGTCCCATCTGGAGCTAATATTTATATATTTCCATCCTATGGTGAATTTAATACATTGATGCAAAATTATTCACAATTTCCTTGGGTAACACAAGGTATTGTTTCTATTAGTGTAATACCAGATATAACTAGATATGGGTATACTCTTGATCTTGTTAGCACATTGCATGGGGTACCATTTTATAAACTAAGTGAAACTGATCTTTCTACTTTAATTGGTAGAGGTAAGTATACTGAACTTTTTGTTGACTGGCGTAATTCTTCTGATATAATTAATAATATTCCTGAGCGTTATAGAATACTTAAGAAATTATTTACTTATCCATATATGATTATTGAAATGACTACATGGGGTGCTACCCCGATTATTCTTAAGCCTGAATCATGGGCTGATGCTAATGCTAAGATAACTGAAAAAGTTAGTCTTTTACCCCCTAATCAACGTATTGTTATTTATCCTAATCGCTATAATGCTAAGCCTGGATCATCTATTGAGTCTTATGATTTTAATGGTAAGACTGAATATTTTGATGATGGTGGAGATTACTTAGATCTTATTACTCAGGTGACTAATTTCCCTACTATTGCTATTGTTAATAACATGGCAATTAGTTATTTGGCAAGTAATAAAAATTCCATTGCTTTTCAGAATGCTAGTGCTGATTGGGCTCAACAAAGGGCACTTAGAGGTAATGAAGTTAGTTATGATCAGACTAATAAAGGTATTCAGGCTTCTGAGAATATAAATAGATTGCAGAATGCTGGTACCGGTGCTCAAGCTGCTAATCAAAACCTTTTGCTTGCTAATAACCAAGCTGTTACAGGTATTGGTGGCGTTATCGCTTCTACGGGTCAAGCTGCACTGGGTATTACCAACGGTACTCTTGGTCTAGGAGGTATTGCTGGTGCTGTTGCTAATCAGGTTATTGGTGCTATTACATCGGGTAATCAGCAGGAAGCTAATACTCAAGCTGCTAATATTACTCAAACTGTATCTAGAGGCTCTAACGCTGGTCAAAATAATCAAACAGCTTATGTGAATGACACTAATAAATCTCTTGCTGATTGGGCTGCTAGAGGAGACTACGAAAACTCCATTGCTGGTATTAATGCTAAGGTTCAAGATTCAAGAATGAATCAACCTAGTAGTAGCGGTCAAGTTGGGGGAGAGGCTTTTAACTTAGTCAATCGTGCTGGTGAGGTTAGTTTACGCTGGAAGATGATTGATAATGCTTCTATTCGTAGAGTTGGTGAATATTGGTTGCGTTATGGGTATGCCGTTAGACAGTTTGCAACTATTCCAAATGACTTTATGGTTATGACTAAGTTTACTTATTGGAAACTACTTGAAACTTATATTAATTCATCTAGAATGCCAGAAGGATTTAAACAGATTATTAGAGGTATTTTTGAAAAGGGTGTTACTGTATGGGCTGATCCTGTCTACATTGGTAATACTGATTTAGCTGATAATCAGCCACTTGGAGGCATAACGTTATGAGTAAAATACGTGCGGGAGGTGTTTATGACGAATGGCGTAATATGGGATTTAAGAGAAATCCCGCTAATCGTCAAGAACAAAGTATCGAAAATATGTATATTAGGCTTCTTACTGACCTTGCTGCTAGTAGGTTTAAGTGGACTAATATGCCTGATGAGATTGATCTTAGGTATCTAGAACTTACATTATTTTATCAGGCTCTTTCTGTTTTTTATTATGACGGTAGATATGATAAATACATGGCTCTTAGAGCTAATATCAATGGTCATCTAGATTATCAAAATAACCCTACAGGTTTTAATGTTATTGGTAATAACTTTAATTCTATTTCTGTGAGTGCTATTAGAGATACACAAATTTTTCTAAATACAGAAAATGGTAAAGATAAAGCTCCACAACGTATAGGTCAGGGTATTCCTATTTGGGCTAATAAACAACGCATTCCTGATATTGATATTGTTCTTATTTATGCGAAGAAACTTGCTAATCTTGATAGAACAGTAGAAATTAATTCAAACAATGCACGCATGCCTAAGGCTGTTGTTAGTAATGAAGCTTCAACTCTTACTATGGCCAATATCTCTAGACAGATAGAAGAAGGTCAAAATAATATCAAGGTAAGAGGCAATGTAAATCTTGAAGATATTAAAGCTATTGATCTTGGTGTTGATCCATTAACTATTCTTAACATTGATATTGTTAGAGATCGTCAATGGAATAAATGTATGACTCTGTTAGGTATTCAGTCTAGTAATCAAGATAAGAAAGAACGTCTTGTCTCTGACGAAGTTACTGCTAATGGTGATCAAACTTCTATGATGAGATTTGTTAATCTTAATGAGCGTCGTGCTGCTGTTGAAAAGATTAACAAAAAATATAAACTTGAAATTGAAGTTGAATATTATACAGATGAGGAACGTCAAGCGTTAGGTGTACCACAAACCGGTACGCCTACTATTAAGAATTCGGATGGTGATGACGATGAGTAGTGGTGCAGTCTTTACTATGCGGCTTAAAGACGTACTTGAAGCTACTGGTGGTACATGGGATTCTTCTACAGGTATATCTGTTATCACAGGAGGTAATCTTGCATTAGATAAATATCCTTTGTTCACAGATGATAAGCCAAGAACCGGTGAAAATTCTGTTCCTGATTATAGACCAATTTTAAACGGAAAAATTTTTGATCATTTTATGAATCGTGAAATTGGTTATGAGTCAATAGGTTTGTGGCAACTTGCTATGCGGCGTAAGATGAACGAGATTATGCCATTTTATAATCAATATTATTTGAGTACTCAAATTATTATTGAACCCATTAGAACTACTGATCTTTCTACTGAAAATAGTATGACAGATACACAAGTTGCTAATCAAACTTCTGATAGTACGTCAAATAGTAATGCTGTAGCAGGAGCTAGATCTGTTAATAGTGACACTCCACAAACTATGCTTAGTGGTAGTGAAGATTATGCTAGTAGTGCTGTGGATACTAATAGCCAGAACGTTACAAACGGTACTGGTAATCAGGTTTCTAGTGGAACAACTACTGATACCGCTAATGGTACTACTACTATCACGGGTTATCAAGGTGCGGCAAGCGATCTTCTAATGAGATACCGTGATTCATTTATTAACGTCGATATGATGGTAATTAATGAACTTGAGGAACTTTTTATGGGCGTCTGGGATAATGGCGACTCTTTCACAAATAACAATAACTATGGAGGATACCTATTATGGTAAACATTATTTCAGATTATATTCCGCCCTTTTCACCACTACCTAATATTGCACCGTTTACTTATAAAGATGGTGAAACATATCTTTCTATGTTTGAACGCATTAGGTCATTTGTTAATACAACTATTATTGAGTTTGTAAATGATAATGTTACTGGTCTAGGTGAGAATTTCAAGACTGAAGTTAATAATCTCATTGATGTCTTTAATGATAATCTTACAGCACAGAATGCCGACATAGCTGATAAAGTTACTGAATTAACTGAATATGTTAATACTAAAGTTCAACAAATAATTAGTAGTTCTATTGAAGTAAATGATCCAATGGTGGCTGAAATGATAAATACAACCACAACACTTGCTAGAGGTGCCCTTGATGCTCTGCTAGCAAATATTGTTAGTGAAGATGCTAATGATCCGGGAACATTTTTACTTTATGAGCCTGCTCCCACTGAAGAGAGTAGTCAAGTAGTGCCCGATCCTAATGATCCCGGGTTCTTTATTTAAAAGGGAGATAATTTAATAATGACGTACAAAATTGTTGGTGCAGACGAGAACAGTGATTTTCCTCCAAGAGTAGAAGCTAAACTTGCTACAAAGTTTGCTGATATTAATACTCCTATGACTCCTGGGCCAGAAGGTGATAGTGCCTATGATGTTGCTGTTACTAACGGGTTTGTTGGATCAGAGGCACAGTGGCTTACATCTTTAGTTGGTCCCCAAGGTATTAAAGGTGATCCTGGTACTAACGGTACTAATGGTAGTGATGGGGCTGATGGTATAGATGGCGATAGTGCATATCAAATTGCTTTAGATGAAGGTTTTGTAGGTACAGAGATTGAATGGCTAGCGTCTCTTAAAGGTGAAAAGGGTGATGGGTATACACTTCAAGAAGATCCTGGTGACGAAGGTTTTTTCATTTTTTAATTTGATTTATTAAACTTATAGATTTTCACGAAAGAAGGTTTAAGTAATGGTATATAAAATTGTTGGTGTCGATGACCTAAGCGATTTCCCTACGAGAGTAGAAGATCGGCTTAAGACAAAATTCTCAGGCCAAGATAGCACTAGTGAAATGCGTGTTAAACTAGATTCTTTGTATGCTTTTAAAAGCGACAATATTATTAATGTTAAAGATTACGGTGCTAAAGGTGATGGTGCAAATGATGACGCTGTTGCTATTCAGGCTGCTATCACTGTTGCTAGTAATATTGGCGGCACAGTATTTATTCCTGACGGTAACTATCGTTTGAATTCTTACCTAAAGAGTGTTAAAGATGGTCTCTCTATTAGACTTTCTCCGCGAGCTACTATGCTTCGTTATCATTCTAATAATATGTTCCTTAATGGTACTAGAGGAGAAACTGTAAAAGGTCATTCTAATATCACAATTGAAGGTGGATTGTGGGACGTTAGAGGTGCTTTTAATGGTGATTTTGGCTCTTGTTTTGCTTTTGGTAAAGCCGAGAATATTAGAGTTAGTAATCTTACTGTAAAAAGCATTAACATGGCTCATGTAATAGAAATTGCAGGCTGTTCT